CCCCCCCGTTGACTAGTTCAGCGTTAGCTTTTGTTTCTACACAATGTGTAGGCTATTCACTATACCGAAAGGAAGTGCTGATGACTACTGTTTCGCAGGCCGCCATTAGTGGCATTCGTGTCCACCATGACGGCTCTAGCGAAAGTGTAGTCATCGATCTGCCTGACATGTACTGGGATAAGTTTAGCACCGGTCATCCCGGTCCGCCATATACATTTGGCGATAGATTCTGGACCCATAAGTCTGGAACTAGCTATAACTCTTCTTCCGGTACAGCCTTGTACCCTGCGGACGGATATTATACGGGTGGCTTTATTATTCAGCCAGCCGTAGCTTTAATACCCGTCGAGGTACCCGTGGATGATTATGGTGCCTTCTCTGAAGGTGCACATGCATGGGATCGGGCTAAGTCCAAATTGACAGGACCTAGCTTTTCACCTGTACAAGACCTTGTCGAGATCAAGGAAACTGTTGAGATATTCAAGTCCCTTCTCAAAGATTTGGGACATGTATGGCGCAACAGAGGCGGCCTCCAGGATGCTTTCCGTGAGTCTGCAAGACGCACTAAGCTTCGTGGAGTCGCCGACGCAAATCTGATGACTCAGTTTGGCGTTCTTCCTTTGATTGATGACGTACGTAAGTATGTCAAGGCTATGCGCGACGCGCAGAATCGCGCGCACAAAATCATATCAGGCAATGGGCGTTCACAAAAGGTATCCGGATCACTACATAACATTAGTGCTTCCGTATCCGATGTGATAAACCCTGCGTCTGCTATGGGACTTATACTGCCTGCTCTTCATCCTTTCGCCATCCAAGGCGAGTTGAAGGCTACAGTATCCGCGAGCTTGATTAACAGCTCATGGTTTTCAGGAAATTTCGTTTACTTCCTGCCCAGTGTTGACGCAATGTCAGTGCCTTGGCCATCTAACAAGGATTCCCAAAGGAAAGACCTTGAGCGATGGCTATACAATGACTTGCACTTCACTCCTAAGGAGATCTACGATCTGATACCGTGGTCATGGCTACTCGACTACTTCACAGAAGTCGGGCATGTCATGGGTGCTATTTCTCAAGGAGCAGAGGAGTCTATGTACGCTGATAATTTCTTCGTGATGAATCATCACGAGATTATCAATATTACACAGGCTGACTTTGCACTCGAGCAAAGGGATGGTTCTGGACATGCTATAAGCTTGTCCTGCAACCAATTTGGTAGTACGAAAGCTCGCTCTCGTGCTATGCCCTTTGGGTTCGGTATGAATCCTGATAGTCTCTCTGACTATCAGAGTTCGATATTGCTATCGCTCGCTGCAAAACGAGCGTAGCTCCATCCAAAATATAAATCTAGGAGTCAATGATGCTTTCTGATCCACTTATTCCGTCGTATGCAGTCGGCTACGGTAACTTCCCCCTCGTAAAGGTGCTTCCTACGAAGCGCGTTTACCAGGGTTCGGGTACCGGTGGGCTCAATGATACAAATATCAGTGTTGCCCAGTTCGATACGCCCAAGCGTAAGCGACATGAAGTTCGCTTCAATTGGAACGTTATTCGGACCATTGGTGGCGTGGCCACCCCTGTCAGCCTGTCTGCAATTCTCGCGGTTGATGAGCCTGCAAATGGCGCCTTCACTGAAAGTGAATTCGTCTATGCAGTTCACTGCATCAAGGATATCGTCACTGACGATATTGCCAAGAGGATCCGCGTTGGAGAGATGTGATGACAAATTACATCCCTCAACTCAAGAGATACTTGTCGGCAACTTTGTTCCCGGCTATAATGTATCTCGTTGGGTCGGAATTAGTGGCCCACTTCGGTGGGTATATTGACCCGAACGGACCTGATGGGACCGCTCCGGTAAATATTTAGCATCATTCGGTTTCTTTTACCTTCATAAAAGGAAAAGATATGAATAGACCGCTAACGCTCCTAAAAACTCTGATCATGGAATGTTCAGAGCAACTAGGTACTAGTACAACCCGTTGTGTACAGACTCTTGAAGAACGATTTGCCCATGAAGGGTTTTCGTTCTTCACAATCACATTGCCTAGGCTGTGTGATTGGCTCGAGTCTGGCCTCGAATTAGGCTACTGTTCGAGTCCGCCTCTTGGTTTCAAGAGAAAGCCTGGAACGTGTCTCCCTGCATTTTTGCAAGGTTTCACTAGTCTAGTTTTCGAGGACACAGGTATGCTAAGGCATAATTCTTCGGTTGAAGCTATCGACTTTTTCAGACAAATAACGCGATTTTTCAAGAAATTGAAGATCGCTTGTTCTGACGAACGCGAAGCAGCAGCCGAAAGAAGATTTATTGCCTTAGAGTTGGAGATGCAGAATTATGACGGAATTGTTACCCGCGACGATCCTATCCTTGATGAGGTTTGTAAACTCATCGGTAGGATTTTCTCCGATTTTAATCCGGAGTCGCTTGTATGTCGTCATGGTCCTGGCGTTACTGCTGATCGTCTCGCTCATAATGAGCGCTTAACGATCCGTAGTTTTCCTCGGTCGGCACTTGCGTGCTTTCCGTTAGAGGAGCATTGTGTTCCTAATTATCTTCATTATGAAGATCTTCAGGACATCACTATCCTCGAGGATAACGAACTATCACCCGTTAGGGTGGTATTCGTACCCAAGACTTCTACAACTCCCCGTGTTATTGCGATTGAGCCTAGTTACATGCAATACATGCAGCAAAGCCTGAGGGATTATATTTACACTACTCTTGAGCGGCGAAAGCCGACCAAGGGCAGAGTGAATTTCTCCGATCAGAGTATCAATCGCGCTCTTGCACGGAAAGCTAGCCTAGACCGATCACTCGCTACTCCGATTTGAGTGAAGCTTCTGATCGCGTCCATAATCTCTTATTTGAGCGTGTATTTAAGTATACACCCATGTTTGAGTTTATGAAATGCTGTAGGTCTAAGCAAGCTACTACACCTAACGGAACTTTGATAGAGTTATCAAAGTTCGCATCTATGGGTTCTGCTTTATGCTTTCCCGTAGAAGCCTATGTTTTCTTTGTACTACTTGTTAGTGCAAAGCACATAGAGTTAGGTTGTCTCCCTACCGAACGAACCATACGCGATCTATCCAAAGACATTACTGTCTATGGAGATGATATCGTTGTTCCTTCCGGGTTTTCGTCTGCTGCGACTCAATATCTTGAGTCATTTGGCTTACGTGTTAACACTCGTAAGAGTTTCTCTCAGGGTAACTTTAGAGAATCTTGTGGTGGTGACTATTACAAGGGATATGCCGTTGAACCGACATATGCCCGTCACCCCTTACCAGAATGCAGACGAGAGTGGACTCCTGAGATCGCTTTATCGTGGACAGCTACTAGAAACCTCCTTTATCTGAAAGGATTTTGGAGGTCTGTAGCCTACATTGACGAGTTACTCAAGAGTA